CCTCAACTGCGATATCGTAGAGCTGGAGCTTATAGGGCGCAGATGTCCCCAACTCTATGAGTACGGAGTTTCCGCTTCCCAAATTTCTCCATTCCATTATTTTGTTATTAAGACCAAATTGTCCCAACTTGCGGTAATGTCGCTGACCGAAAGACAGTCCGTTGTTTATTGATAGCGCGAGATAGATACCGCTGTCGTCGGAAATTTCCGTCTTTCGACCAGTATCCATCGTTGCTACGAATCTACGGAAGATTACCCGCTTCTTAAACTGTTGGAATCCTTCCCTAATGTAGCGTTCGATACGCTTGCCGTTCACGGAGTTTCTGGACTCCTCGTCGAAGCGGATGAGTCGCCCGGATGTAGTCACGGAAAGTTCTTCTAGGATACTTTCAAGTACGCTCTCTGTTTCTCCGCTCGGGGTTTTCCATCGCCACCAGTGATTGAAGCCGTACATGAAGTAGTCACGCTCGTTCACGCGTACAGCAATGATCGGCTCGTGCCTCTGCGTGATGGCTCGGATATCTATGGGACTCCCCATACGCTTGTCGATTTCGATGTTGGAGATTATCGAAAATCCCTCCGGTGATATCTTGGCTACGTGGTGTCCCCCAATCTTGTCCTCGGATATGAAGAAGATTTCGTCGGCAATCACCAACGGGTTACGCCCGCCGTGATGGATTACGGAAGTCGTGTTGCTCTGGATGGGAGCGTCTTCATCACCAGTGCGGCCCCACGCTTCTATCGAATACTGGTTGAAGAAGTAGAGTTGTCCGCGATAGCTAACCACTCGGTTCATCGTATCGGCGCCGTTGTTCGACGGATACTTGTTGCGCCAGAGGTCTGCACCTGTCGTGTCGTCCCAAGGGTTGTTGTGAGGATTTCTGATGAAACGGTCAGGGTCGGTACAGGTCAAGTAGCAGGTGTTCTCGTCAACGCAGGTCATCACCAGTCTGTTGTCAAACCAGCAGATGTATCTGCACTTGCTCCACGAGCCTGTGAGCTTTGTCAGGTCGGTCCCGCTCACATAATCTTCGAAGGATATCTGTGCGTTGGCGGTTGATGTCAGCGGGGAGACTCCCGGCAAGTAGAGCATCTTGACCTTGAAGGCTTCATACCCTAGCTGCTCGTCGGTGATAAGCATCCAGCAATAGATAAACTCTCCATCACACAGATACACCACACTAGGCTTGAGCGAACTTTCGCAGAACGACACAGGCATGCCATACTTCTTCACCTTCAGCATCACCCCGCAAGGAGTAATCGAGCCGTCAGCTTCTTTCTTATATCGCCGCACTTCTTCATTCACGACAACATAAATGTTCGAGTGCGAATCAATGAAGCTCCCACGACATTCACCCGGAGTGAACGAGTCGTCCGGTATAGGTGTCTCACCTACTCTGTCAACGCAGGTGTTTCCCATCGGTATCATATTCACATAGTCTGTTACTACCATACCGTCGTGATATTCGGCTATCCCATTGAACTTATCCATTGAAGCCTCCCGCGTAGCCGTTGCCGTTCACTCCAGCACGCCATCCACGACCGCGCTCAAGCAAGTTGAAAATCTTTCTGGAGACATCCTGTGGATGGTCGTGCTTGGACTGGTTCTTGAGGAGTGCCTGATAGGCGATATTTTGTTTCACCTTCATAGCTTCGGCAGTGCTCACGCCATATTCCATCGCCATCCAGAACGCGAGCGTGGCAATCAAGTATGCGCGGAACTTTCTCGGTGCTACGATGGTTCCCTCCCAGGGGTGCGGTTCATCGTAGGAGTTGATTACCATAATCGGAACTGGCATTATAAGCAGAGATGAAGCAGGGCCATAACTTGGAGTAAATCTAATGCGAAGACAATCAGGATAGTCTTCCGTGGTGTAAACAAGTTGAGCATAACGAAATTCTGTTGATACAAATTCACCAGCGTGGACATACTGGAGGGCAGCGCCGTCAGTTGCACGGAAGATATCCACGATACGCATAGGCGGGAACGGAAGGTTGTATCTCCTGTTCACCATACCGGAAGCGCCAGTCTCCGTGACATTGTACAGTTTCGTGAAGTCGCTGTCTACTTCGACCAACTTGTAGTCTTGCGACCATACCGCGATATCGCGCGGATTCCCGAACTGGTCGGTAGGCCAATCGTCTGTTTTCTGAAGACTGCCATAAGGATTGAAGTTTCCGTCCAGCTTGACAAGCCCCAGTTCCACGAGCGTGTCGATAAGGTTCTTCAGATAAGTAATGACAGGTGCACCCGGAGCCGGTGTGAACCTGTCAATGGTAAGCAGTTGCTTGCACACAAGCGGGTCTGCCCCGAAGATTTGTCTGGGATAGTCGGGCGGCGTAGTGCGCAAGTCGATGATACCATTCCTCGGAATCATCGGCACAGCGATTTCAGTCATATCGAGTGTGCGGTCGCAGTTCATATCCGGGATGATTTCGTTGCGGAGAACATCAGCGGCTCTCTGCTGGATATCTTCCGGTACTTCGTCAGGGTTGAACGAAGGTACAATGCCAGCGTTCATCACTGCTCTATTTACTATATCCATTACTTGCATAACGAGGTCTCCCGTAGTTTGGACGCATCAACTGCGTATCATTAAAGTTAGAACGATTTTGGTAGTTCGGCAATTTCTGAAGCCAAGTCAACCCCTGTACAACAGCGTCAACGATGTCGTCGTGGGCACAGTTGGGGAACTGCGTGAACTGCGAAAGGATGTCGCCCCAGATGAGGCCCCTCGTGCAGAACGACACATTGCCGGAGTCGAACAGATACTTGACTACGATTGCGCGTTCCACCTTGTCTGTCGTGGGGCAGAACTCAAGAATACCGCTTGTTTCCTTACGAAGCAACTGGATAGCCGCTAGACCATTTGACTTGTTCTCTATGAGCACAGGGGTGTTGTTGCCCCAGTGTTTGCGCACTTCCTTGATTTTCTGAATGAGCACAGTGATATCGGCGTGGAAGTTCAGAACATCGAGCACATAGTAGTTTGGCCCGTTGATTTCCTTACCGCAGACGGCAATAGAGTTAAAGTCGTTTCCGATATCCTTCTTACCGGCTGCGTCCACAGAAATAATGGTACGCAACTGCTGCAAGGGCGGTCGGACACTTGTGAACACCAGTTGATTCTTTGTGAATAGTTTACCCACATCGTCGAGCGGCACTTGCAGATATTGCGCGTTGTATGTGAAAGGGTCACTCTTGTATTTGTCAATTTCTGACACCGGCAAGCGTTCAGGACAAATGCTCTCTCCGTTCTCCTTGATGGCAGAGAACTTGTACTGAATCCACTTTTCTTCTTTGTCCTGCAACAGACAGCCGGTGAGGTCTTGGCTTGCGACACGCTGTTGAATCACGAGGATAGGCACAGTCGGCAAGTCGATACGGTTTCTGATTGTGGACTTGAAGACCTGCCAACGCCTAGCCAGAATCGTATTTGAAATTCTGTCTGCCGGTTTATTTGGGTCGTCGAGAACCAGTAAGGTTTTACAACCGCTACCGGTCACATTGGAGTTCGTTCCTCTGGCGAGAATCATACCACCAGCCCTGTTCACCCATTCCTTCTTTCCGTTGGCTTGGGTCAGTGGCTTCAGTTCAGGCAGGTCAAAATACTTCGATAGCCAGACTAGAATCTCCTTGATTTCTCGGTTCTTTCGAGCAACGAGCGCTTCGTCATAGGAACAGTAAATGACTGTGGAGGCCGGGTCGTTCAGGAACCTCCACGCGATATAGAGTTTGGTTAGGTCAGTCTTACCGATACGCGGTGGAGCGTTGATAATCACTCTTAACAGCGATGGCAAGTCCAACAGAATCTTCGCGAGTTCTTTGTGGAATTCGTACCAGATAAACGACCTCTTGTAGAGATTGGCGAAGACGAACCCTACGAAAAACATAAAGTTCTCTTTGCACAATTTCAGTTCTATATCTTTCTGTGTCATCTTATACCAACTTCTCCACCGCGTAGCTTCTCTGGGTTACGGTCACGAGCAGTCTCAATACGCCGTTTGCTGTGTCGTGCTCGAAGCTATTGGTTGACAATGCCGTGTATGGCGCGGACTCGTCGATAGTTCCACCGGAGTTTTCTTGGAACAGTTCGAAGGCCAATGTCACATAAGTACCGCTGGTTATGTCGATGTTGGTCACATCTAGTGCGACAATCATCTGGAAGTTTTCGGCATCCGGCAGCGAGTGCCTGATGTGTACTGTGTGTGTCGAACCGGAGGGCATACCGGTAATCGCTCCGATAATGTTCTCGTGGAGATAGGTCGCACCGGTTGGCAGGCAGTAGCCTTTGTACCTGAACTCGTTCACGCCTATGTAGTCAAGCGGGGCCACATCTTCGCTCGCACCGACTCCGAACGGAGCGTACTGCCCTTCTATCACGGATATCTGCGAAAGCGGAATATTGCCGCTCCCTGCCTTAAGCAGAACCCTCGTTTCCACGTTAGGTTTGAGCTTGAAGATGTAGTTGTTGTTACTCACGAGTACAAGATTTCTACAATATCTTGTGTCGTCACTTCTCGGAACCCAAACCAGTGATATCCACCTAGCCTTGACTAGAGAGTACGTTGTCTTCAACTTTGCGACTCTAGGGGTAGCGGATGTCGGCACTTCCTCGACGATGACTCTTGGGGCTGTGTTGTCCGTGATTTGCAAGGTTTGCGGGTTCACTGCACTAGGGTCGAACGAGAACATTTCGGTGATACTCGGGTCTTCACCCTGCATCACGAAGTAGATAGCGGTAGCGTCAGCATTTGATTCGGCAAACACTTCGGCACTATCACCATTGAATATTATGCCGATGAGCGAGCTATCAGAATTTACCAACTTGAGAGGATAGCCGGTTTCATTCTTTACAGAGAATTTCTGTCCGAACTGAACGACATCAATTTGCTGCGGGTTAAGTGTCAATGTCACAACCGAAGGAGTCAGACCGGCATATTTGCCATCAACCACAAGCACTGAGACGAGGGCATCTACATCCACGCTGTCGTTTACTGCCAGCATAGTGATCTTTTGCTCGTCTCTTCCCCACTGGTTAAGCACAGGCTTGTCCGAGAGGTCGTTGTAGGAAAGCACGAAGTCCTTACTCGCGTTGGCAGTAAATAGAATCTTGCTCTTGTCCGCGTTCCACAGTTTCGCATCGCTGATCGTTTCAGTATTGTCAGCACATACGGTCCAGCTTGTAGATTTCCCATCCCTCAACATGACCGTGATTACTGCATCGATTGGTACGAAGACTCCGTTCGTATAAAGCGCACCGTTCGAGTCGCAGAGATATCCACCGGCGTTCGTGTAGATTTTATCTCCGAGCTTGTTACCGAAGTAATCCTCGAATACCACGGATTCTGTGGAACCCGGTGTCGCATCGACAGCAGTAATCACTGCATTATTGTAGCTAGTCCTGTGCGTGTCGTGCAGGTTAATCTTGTATGCCATATCCCATACCTCTCTGTTCGATAGATTTCATCTCAGCTTCCATAGCTTCC